TGCAGTTAAAACAGAATTAGCTACAGGTAGCATTGAACCTGTATTATTAATTGATATAGAATTTTCAACACCAGTTTATTTAACTAATGCAAGTTTTGATTTATCATCAAATATTTCTGGAAGTTCAAGAACTTATTTATCAAATGGTCATTTTAGGGGAATTACAGGGGTACAAGAAACAAATGCACCTACTAAAAACTCTCTTTCTTTAAGTTTATCGGCTGTAGACCAAGCTTATGTTGCTTTGGCATTAACAGAAAACATAATAAATAGTAATGTTTATATTTATAGAGGTTATTTAAATAGCAGTCTTAGTCTAATAGCAGACCCATTTTTATTTTTTTATGGAACAATAGATCAATTTAAAGTTTCTGATAATACAAATACTGCAACTTTGGTTTTAACATTAAGCTCACATTGGGGTAATTTTAGCAAAACTAGTGGCAGAAGTACTACAAATAATTCACAGGAAAGATTTTTCCCAAGTGATTTAGGCATGAATTATTCTGCTTTGACAGTTAGAGATATAAAATGGGGCAGACCATGACAAGCACAAATTTATATTATGCTGAAAAAACAGATATTGAAATTATATATAATTTATTATTAGAATATAAAAACGTAGATTGTGAAGCTGATTATCCAGAAGTAGATAAAAAAAAGGGTTTGTATTTTATTAATGCAGTAATGGATAAAGGCAAAATACTTTTAATGAAAGATTTAGATAATGACGAATTAATAGGTTGTTGCATGTTTAATAAATCTGAATATTTTTTTAGTAAAGATCAAATAATGCAGATACAAATTATCTATATTAAAAAAAGTTTTAGAAATTTTAAATTAGTAAAATTATTGATTGATAGTGTTAAAAAAGTTTCAGAAGATTTACCTATTGTTTTATCAATTACATCTGGTTTACATATAGACCCAGTTTTTGAAAAATTAGGTTTTAAAAATATGGGTAGTAACTGGAGATTAATCTAATGGGTGGTTGGAATCCGATTGACGATATTGTTGATATAATTGATGATATTGTAGATGGCATAACAGATATAATAGAAGATGTTATAGGTTGGTTAATACCTATGCCAGATATTCCAGATTTTGGTGCTTTATATTCAGACCGAAATGCACAAGGGGTTTTAGTTAATAAAGTTAGTTCAAATGCAAGTGTTAATGTAATTTATGGTCAAAGAAAAGTCGGTGGTAATGTCGTTTTTCTAGAAACGTCTGGAACTGATAACGAATATTTATATATGGCATTAGTTTTAGGTGAAGGCGAAATTCATGAAATGACCTGCCTTTATGTTAATGATAAGAGAGTAAATTTATCTGGTGTAATATCTGATAATGTCCAAAGAACTGTAACAAATTCAGATCAAAACTTTTATGATACAGAAAATTCAGAAAGTTTAATAACTGTAGAAGGACATTTTGGTTCAGATACACAAAGTTCATCTTCTTTATTGCAAGAAGCCAATTCGTGGTCACTACAACATAAATTGCAAGGTTTGGCTTATATAGCTTTAAGATTTAAATGGAATTCAGATAAATTTGGATCAATACCTAACGTGCAAGCCTTAATTAAAGGAAGAAAAGTTTATAATCCTAATTTAGATACTACCAAAACTGGTGGGAGTGGAAGCCATAGACAAAATGATAGTTCAACTTGGGCATATTCAGATAACCCAATACTTCAAATGCTTGATTATTTAAGAAACGAAAGATTTGGAATGGGCATAGTTGATAGTTATTTTGATACTAATTTTGCAGATTGGCAAACAGCAACAGATGTATGTGACACACAAATAGAACCTTTAGGTGGGGATTTATTTTTAATTAATGCTTTTGGTATTGGTTTTGGTGATGCAACTTCTGCAAATACTATTGATTTAATGAATAGCAATATAGTTATAGATACATCAAGAAAAGCTATAGATAATGTTAAAGACTTAGTGAGGGGTTCAAGGTCTTATTTAAACTTTTCATCTGGCAAATATAAAATATTAGTTGAATCAAGTGGTTCTGCATCAATAACATTAACAGAAGATAATATATTAGGTGGTATAACAGTTTTAAGTAAAAACAAAAACTCAAGATATAATAGAGTAATTGTTAATTATATAAACCCAGATAAAAATTATCAATCTGATTCAACACAATTCCCACCAGTTATTGAAAACCCAGAATTAATAGTTACAGCAGACAGGTTTGAAACTATGAAGGCTGAAGATGGTGGTTTATTGTTAGAAGGAAAGTTTGATTTTTCTATGTTTACAAATAAATTTCAAGCACAAGAAATGGCTGAAATTATATTACGAAGGTCAAGGTCTAGCTTAAATATTTCAATAAAAGCAGATGCCACAGCTTTAGAATTGTCTATAGGAGATATAGTTAATATAACTCATGCAACACCTGCATTTTCTGCAAAACCTTTTAGAGTTCAAGGTATGTCATTAAATGCAGATCAAAGTGTTAGTTTGCAATGTTCAGAACATCAAGATAGCTATTATACTTTTGGTACTCAATCACCCTTAGAAGAAATAGTGGATACAACATTACCTAACCCATTTACAGTACAAGCACCAGTTTTAACAGTTACAGACATATTAAGATCATTTAATGAGGAAGCTATAAATACATTATTAGTTAATGTGACTGCAACAGATTTATTTATTGTAGACTTTGAAGTGCAAGCTAAAAAATCAACAGATACAAATTATATAAATCTAGGTAGGGGTGCGAGTTCTAATTTTGAACTTACAAACGTAGAAGATAACGTTATTTATGATGTTAGAGCTAGGTCAGTATCTTCAATAAGTCGATCTGTTTTTATATCAGTACAACACCAAGTTATAGGTAAGACCGAGCCACCTGCTGATGTTACAAACTTTCAAGTTAATATTATTGGAACAGAAGCCCATTTAAGTTGGACACCTGTGGCTGATTTAGATTTATCACATTACATAATAAGACATAGCCCATTAACATCTAGTGCAATATTCAGTAATGCTACAACTCTAGTTAATAAAGTATCAAGACCTGCTAATACTGTTACAGTTCCTGCATTAACTGGAACTTATTTTGTGAGGTCAGTAGATAAAATTGGACTAGCTTCACTAAATGCCACAAGTAACGTCACATTAATTGATAATATAAAAGATTTAAATTTAGTGGCAACATCTACTCAGCATACTGGGTTTACAGGAGCAAAATCAAATGTTGTTGATATTGGCAGTGCTTTAGTTTTAGACACTACAAATGATTTTGAAGATATAACAGGTAATATTGATGATGCTTTAGGTTCTTTTGATGGTGGTGCAGGTTCTGTTTTTTCTTCTGGAACTTATAATTTTGATACGTATATAGATGTTGGTGGTATTTATACAAATAGAATTACAGCTAGAGTTCTTTCTGAAAGAGTTGATTATGTAAATTTATTTGATGATGCTTCTGGATTATTTGATGCTAGAGCAGGTGTATTTGATGGAGATACAGCTACTTATGGAGATGTTAATGTTGAATTACAAATAGCAAAGACAAACCAAGACCCTGCAAGTGGTTCACCAACATATACTGCATTTCAGAAATTTAATGTGGGTGATTATACTGGTAGGGGTTTTAAATTTAGAGCAGTTTTATTAAGTCAAGATGTGCAAGCAACACCTAAAGTTACACAATTATCAGTAACTGTAGACATGCCAGATAGGGTATATTCACAAACAGATATAGCAAGCACAACAAGTACATCTGGAAAAGCAGTTACATTTAGCCCTGCATTTAAAGCAATTTCTGGTGTAGGTATTTCTGCAAGCAATTTGGCAAGTGGCGATTACTATGCTATAACAAGTAAAAGTGCTACAGGTTTTACAATAGAGTTTTTTAATAGTTCTAATGCTACAATAGACAGAACATTTGATTATGTAGTAAGAGGATATGGAGAATTAGCATCATGAGGATAAAATATGTCACAAAATGATTTTACAATAGCAAACCAAGGTTTTCCTGCTTTTAGAGCCGATTTGAATACAGCATTACAAGCATTAGCCAGTAATAATTCTGGAGATACTGCACCAAGTACAACATTTGCCAATATGTGGTGGTATGAAACCGACACAAATATCATATATATCAGAAATGAAGATAATGATGCTTGGATAAAGTTTGCTGAATTAGACCAGACAAATGATAAATTTGTTTTAAGTGGCACATTACAACTAGATGATGGAACTGTATCAGCACCTGCATTAACATTTAATTCAGATACTAATATGGGTATCTATAGAGGTGGAACAGACATATTAAGATTTGTAACAGCAGGGGTTGATAGATTACAGATTTCAGCAGATGGTTCAATAAGCACACCAACATTAGGCACATCTAACGTAAGAATAGGTGTCAATGCAGGTAACTCTATTGCAAGTGGTGGTGCTTCTAATGTGACAGTTGGAGATGAATCTGGAACTGCAATTACTACTGGTGACCATAATGTAGCAGTTGGATTTGAATCACTTAAAACTGAAGATGCTCATGGTCATAATACTGCTGTAGGTAGTCAAGCATTAAAAACTCTTAATGCAGGAGCAGATGGTAAAAATACAGCAGTAGGTGCTTTTGCTGGAAAATTTATGACTACAGGAGTGCAAAATACACTTATGGGTGGTCTTACTGGTGATGCCTTAATTGGTGCTGATTCTAATACAGCAGTTGGTTATCAAGCACTAACAACAGATACAGAAGGTACTAGGTCTGTTGCTATTGGACATAGTGCATTGCAAACACAAAACTTCTCAAGTGAAACCATAAGTAACAACACAGCAGTTGGATTTTTTGCTGGTAACGATATAACAACAGGAGTCAACAACACTTTAATTGGGTCTCAAACAGGAGAAAAAATTGGTGATGCAGACAATAATACAGCAGTTGGATTTGATGCATTATCCACAAATGTAAATGGAAGTGCAAGTGTTGCTATAGGTTTTCAAGCATTACTAACACAGAATTATGGTAGTGCTACAGATGGATTAAATGTGGCAGTTGGAAATAATGCTGGTAAATTAATATCAACAGGAGTCCAAAACGTTTTAATTGGTTCTTTAGCAGGAGATGCTTTAGGCGATGCAGATTTCAATGTAGCACTTGGTCATCAAGCATTAACCACTGATACTTTAGGTAACAGGACTACAGCTATAGGAAGAAATGCTTTATCATCACAGAATTTTACTTCAGCAACAGATACTTATAATACAGCAGTTGGATATAATGTAGGAAATGCAATAACAACAGGACTTAGAAATACACTTATGGGTGGTCTTACTGGTGATGCTCTAATTGATTCAAGTGATAATACAGCAGTTGGTCAACAAACATTAAGTGCAGATACAAAAGGTAGTGGTTCCACTGCGATAGGTCAAGGAGCTTTAGCTTCACAAAACTTCACAAGTGCAACAGCTTCTAATAATACAGCAGTTGGTCACCAAGCAGGTATAGGAATATCAACAGGAGTCGGTAATTCTATTTTGGGTGCTTTAGCAGGTGATGCCCTAACTGATGCTGATTTCAATGTGGCGATTGGTAGTTCTGCATTAAGTGCTGATACTAAAGGTAATAAAGCCATTGCAATAGGTCATTCAGCTTTAAGCACACAAAATCTAACATCATCTACAGACATTTATAATGTAGCTATTGGACACACAGCAGGAACAGCAATTACGACAGGTGGTAATAATACAATAATTGGTGGTCTTGCAGGTGTTACTATGACTTCTGCTGGTATATCTAATGTAATTCTTGGTTTTCAAGCAGGTAGTGTAGTAACAACTCCATCTAATACATTGATTGGAACTAGAGCAGGTGCTTTAATAACATCTGGTGAAAAGAACACTGTCTTAGGTCGCTTTGACGGCAATCAAGCTGGCTTAGACATAAGAGCAGCAAGCAATAACATTGTGTTATCAGATGGTGATGGTAATCCAAGACTCGCAATTAATAGTGATGGTAGAGCGTCTTTTATTGACACAGTTGACATACCTGGTATTATAGTTCAAGGTAGTATTGGGTCAGGTGGTATAGCTAGACAAACAACAGCTAGTGGTAACCATTCTTACATTGCTGATAAATTTAGAAACAATAGTGGTGGTGTAGTTGGAACTATTGCAGTAAGTAATTCTGCCACAGCTTACAACACTTCTTCAGATTACAGATTAAAAGAAAATGTTTCTTATAGTTTTGATGCAACTTCAAGACTGAAACAATTAAAGCCTGCTAGATTTAATTTTATTGCAGATGCAGATACGACTGTTGATGGCTTCCTTGCACATGAAGTTCAATCAATAGTTCCAGAAGCTATTACTGGTGCTAAAGATGCTACACAAAGTATGGTTAATGTTATTCTTAATGCAGATGGAACACGACTAACAGATGATGTAAGTCAAGAAAAGTGGACAGTCGGAAAATCTGATGGAACTTATGCTGCTAATACAACTTGGGTTGCTAGCCAAACTGTTCCAGATTATCAAGGCATAGATCAATCTAAATTAGTGCCTTTGCTCGTGAAGACCATATTAGAATTAGAAGCTAGAATTACAGTATTGGAGAACGCATAATGGCAATAACATATACATGGTCAATAGTTGACATGGAAAGACAAAAAACAATGGGCGAGAAGTCTGATGTTATAACAGAAATAAGATACAAACTTGATGGTACAGAAACAGTAGATAGCACAGCACATACTGGCTCTATGAGTGAAACTGTTTATGTGGAACTTGGCAGTCAGACATTTAAAGCATTTAGTTCTGTAACAGAAGCAAATGCAATACAATTTGTTAAGGATAAGTTAGGTGCAGATGGAATAGCTAACTCTGAACTAAATGTATCAAATCAAATATCTGAATCACAAACACCAATTACAGCAAAGGGAGTATCTTGGTAATGGCTGAAGAAACAAACATCATAAAAATCTATGATAAAGAATATGACCAATCTGACTTTGATGCTCAACAGAAGTTAATAGTTTCACATATAAAGGTCTTACAACAAAAGGTGACTAATCTTAGGTTTGAGTTAGACCAGGCTAGTGTGGCACAAGATGCGTTCATTAATAAATTAGTTGCATCATTAGACGAGCCTGTTGTTGAGGAAAAAGACGTTGGCTAAAGTTACTGTGCAATCTGTTAAAGCAGAATTAAATACACTAGCAGCAGTTAGCCAGGAACGATTTATTGAATTGTTAAACAGAACTAAACGCTTAGAGACTGTCCTGGTTGCTGCTTCTGGCACAACGATAGTTTTATTGGTGTCCTTATTAATCAAATAGAGATTTAACAAATGCTTGAAATGTTAGTTGCGGCTAACGCTGCATTTGCAATAATAAAAAAGACTTTAGAAAATGGTCGTGAAATTTCTAGTGCTGGTTCAGCTATTGCTTCTTTTATTGGTGCAGAAGATAAACTGAGAGCTGACGTACAAAAGAAAAAGAATAGTCTATGGACTAAGTTCCTAGGCAAAGAAGATAATGAACTAGAAGAATTTATGGCTCTGGAAGAAATCAGACGTAAGCAAGATATGCTCAGAGAATATATGCAGCTTTATGGTCGAGCTAATTTATATACTGACTATATACAGTTTTGTGCTGAAGCTCGTATGAATAGAAAAGAAGCCAACAAAAAACAAGCACAAAGAAAAGCCTACATCCAAGATGTAATTGTCAAAATAATTTTAGGTCTTCTAATAACAATATTGATTAGTGGATTTGCTGGTGCTGCTTTTCTGATTATGCGAAAAAAGGGGATGATATGACAGCGTTCCTTTTAATATGCACTTTGAATGGAATGGTTACCGAAGGTGGTATTTATTTCAGAAATGTAAATGATTGCATGTCTTTTAAAGACACTCTGACTAACCAATCTTATATGAAAAAAGACAAACCACAAGTTTACGAATGTATGTGTAAATTAATTCCAGAGGTCGATCCTAAGAAAGTCCAGGTTTATTGATGATTGGGATAGTAACAAATATAGATGATTATGTAAGGGCTTGGGTAGCAAAAAGAATAGGCATTAGAGGGTTCGGCCCATCGACAGCAATAGGTGTTCAAAGAGATGGTCAGCTAATTGGTGGATGTGTATATCACGATTATAGAGATGGGCAAGTCGAATGTTCTTTAGCTTGTGACTCCCCTAGATGGGCTACTCGATCTGTTCTTTTTTCATTGTTTGCTTATCCTTTTATTCAGATGGATGCAAACAGGCTTTTGGTTACTTGTGATGAAAGTAACGACAAAGCCATGAAGATGAACAGACAACTAGGGTTCACACCAGAGGGCATTTTAAGGCAAATGTATTATCCCAATGATGCGATCATCTTTGGAATGTTGAAAAACGAATGTAAATGGATAACAAAGAAGGAAATAACTAATGGGCAAAAGT